AATTAATTAAGGGGCTAGTAAATAAAATGAATAAAAGATACGATGGTGTATAAAAGCTAGATGGTCATGTAGAATATGTACACACAAAAAAATATTATAGTCGTGGCTGGCAAAAGCGACACTACCCTCCCCCCGGCCCACAGCATATACGTGGGGGTCTCACAAAAATATTTTCCATTTTTTCATATAGGAGTTTTACATGGATAAAGAAACATTAGATTTAGTTCAAGGTAAGAAATACTTTGATCGAGAAGGCAATGAGAAAACCCAGTGGATTAAGATTGGTAAGCTGTTTACCAAGATGGGTGTACCGAGTTCTATGAAGTTGGATTGCTATCCTATCCCTGATGATAAGGGCGAGGTATGGCTAAAGATATTTCCAAAAGATTATAAAGCTGTAGATCAGCAAAATGGATTTAGTAATGAGGATGCAACCCTGGAGAGTGATATTGCCTTCTAAAAGAGTTATTCCGAAGATGAATAATCTTGGTGGTGTAAGAGACATCAAGAAGAAGCTAAGAGGATCAGATGTTATTTTTGAGAATAGAGAGAAGCTTGCAGAAGCTTTACTGTCGATTAGTCAAGCAAAGGTTACTGATGTTGTGGATTGGGATGATCAAGGCAAAGTTACTATTAAGGATATGGATCAAATCCCGGAACATGCACTTCAATCCATTAAGAAGATTAAAGCGAGACCAGTGGGTGAAAATTACGAGGTCGAAATCGAAATGATCGACAAGGTAAGAGTTCTGCAAATGCTGGCTAAGAGTGCTGGTATTCTTGATAAGGAACATGAAAGTGAGAAGCCGAGTGTCATAGAAGTTAACATGGTAGGACCGACAGATGGAAAAACCTGATAAATTAAATTTAGATTTTAGTACATCACCTACTGTTTGGAAGTTCTTAAAGGATGATAGCTTTGTTAGAGGATTGATTGGTCCGGTGGGATCAGGTAAGTCGTATGCTAGTTGTGCTGAGGTATTTAAACGGGCTGTACAGCAGAAGCCGTCACCTAGGGATGGTGTAAGATATTCCAGGTTTGTTGTTGTAAGAAACAGTTATCCTATGCTCAAAACGACTACGATAAAAACCTGGTTAGAATTATTCCCTGAGAATATTTGGGGTGGCCTTCACTGGTCACCACCAATCAAACATCATTTGAAACTACCAGCCAGGGGCAATGCATCCGGCATAGATTGTGAAGTAATATTTCTTGCATTAGATCAACCCAAGGATACTCGAAAACTGTTATCTCTTGAACTCACTGGGGCATTCGTCAATGAAGCTCGTGAGCTTCCAAAAGCTGTTATTGATGGATTGTCTCATAGAGTTGGAAGATACCCTTCTATGGCTGATGGTGGATGTACCTGGCGAGGAATATGGATGGATAGTAACCCATGTGATGATGATCACTGGATGTATAAAGTTGCTGAGAAAGAAAAACCAAAAGGTAAGTTTGCCTGGAAGTTTTATCGTCAACCAGGTGGTGTTACTGAAGTGCCACTGAAAGATGTACCAAAAGAAATACCTGAAGCCCAGGGTTATATATCGGCTGGTGGTCGCTGGTTTAAAACTAATCCAAAGGCCGAGAACTTACATAATTTACCTGATGGATATTATGACCAGCTACTGGGTGGTAAAAATTTAGACTGGGTTAGATGTTATGCAGAAGGCAAGTATACCTATGTTCAGGAAGGAAGGCCCGTATGGCCTGAATATGATGATAGCACAATGTCTGCTGATCTAGAGGTCGATGAGAATATACCAGTACAAGTTGGATTAGACTTTGGATTGACACCCTCGGCAGTGTTTGCTCAGAAAATGCCAAATGGTGCATGGCATGTCTTACATGAGATTGTAACTTTTGATATGGGCCTGGATAGATTTGTGAATCTATTGAAGTCAGAAATGGCAATCAGGTTTCCAAAAAACAATGAGTTTATGGTTTGGGGTGATCCGGCTGGTGCTTCAAGAGAAGGTATCTATGAGCAGACATCTTTTGAGTTTTTAAAAACACATGGGATATTAGCCAGGCCGACTGCCACTAATGATTTCAAAGTTAGACGAGAAGCAGTAGCTATGCCGATGAATAGACTGATACAAGGCAAGCCTGGTTTCTTGGTGAATAGAAAATGTCTAAGACTAAGAAAATCACTTTCCGGTGGTTATCACTTTACCAGGGTAGCTGTAGGGGCTGGCCAGGAAAGATTCAGAGATAAACCAAACAAGAATGAACATTCCCATGTTGGCGATAGTGTTGGTTATTGTCTGCTCGGTGGTGGTGAGATGAAAAGAATGACTAGAGGAACTAGAACATTTAGCCAGCCAGTAATAGCCCAAACAGATTTTAACGTATTTGCATGAGGACAGTTATGTTTACTTCAGAAGAAATAATGGACATTATGCAACTCGATGGCATCAAGCATAGAGTTGTTCCCTTCCACCAAAGACATATCCATATGGCTAATTTTAGATCATTTGAAAAAGAAGTCCTGGAAGGTTATGGAAGACCACATATCGAAGATTATGGTGTAGAAGGATTATCTTTTACAGCTATCAGAAATGCCAAGGTTATTGTTATATGGGGATTGTATCCCCTATGGAAAGGTGTAGCCGAAGCCTGGATGCTTCCAACACATGATCTTGAACCCAGCAAAATGATTTTTCATAAAGGTGCATTAAGGTTTTTTGATCATGCTACCAAGAAATTAGAGCTTCATAGACTTCAAACCTATGTCTGTTCGACAAATTACCGAGCCGTTAAATGGATGGAGATGTGTTATTTTGATCGTGAGGGTTTATTGAAAAGATATGGCCCTGATATCAAAGACTACTATGTTTATGGGAGATTGTTTTAATGGGTGGTTTATTCGGTGGTTCAAAGCCACCACCAGGTCCTTCTCAGGAAGAGCTAGACAGACAACAACAAAGAGAAGAAAGAGCAGTAGCTCAGGAAAACGAAGAAAAAAGAAAGATAGCATCAAGGCAGATTTCAAGAAGCAGACGTAACAGAATGCTTATGTCAGGTGATGCCACTGGAGTTGAGCCAGTACAAAGAACTTTAGGACCAGGTAGAAATCCAAGAGCATGAGATCATACCCTCGCAATCCAAAAAAATTTGAAAAGGGCTTACCTATCTGCCCTCGATGTAAAGTTGCTATGGCCAAGATCGAAGAAGATGATGAGGTAGAGTTTCAATGTCCAGCTTGTAAGTTGAAAACCGATGGTGGCTAAAAAATTTCAAAATCCTGAAGGTGGATTAAATGAAGCTGGCAGACAGCATTTTAAAAAGACAGAAGGATCAAATCTTAAAAGGCCAATTAAGACTGGTACAAGTCCAAGAAGAGTATCATTTGCTTCAAGGTTTGCTGGTATGAAAGGTCCTGAGAAAGATGAAAAAGGAAGGCCAACAAGATTAGCACTGGCTTTGAAGGCATGGGGCTTTAGGTCAAAAGAGAGTGCTAGAAACTTTGCAAATAGGCATAAAAAGACATGACAAAATTAAATCCCAAAGAGCTTAAAAAAAGATATGACCAGGCAGAACGTCAAAAGTCTCATTGGAGATCAATATACGAAGATGCTTATCGTTATGCCCTACCAAATAAAAATTTATATGATGGTTATTATGAAGGCAGTGTGCCAGGACAAGATAAGAGTTCTAAAGTTTTTGATTCCACAGCCCAGCAATCGACACAGAAGTTTGCTAATAGAATCCAATCCGGTCTATTTCCTCCCCAGCAAACTTGGTGTCGGTTGCAACCCGGTGATCAAATACCTGAAGAAAGACAGATAGAAGTACAACAAATCTTAGATAAATATGCAGAGCAAATGTTCTCAGTGATGAGACAATCCAAGTTTGACCTGGCCATCGGTGAGTTTCTCCAGGAACTAGCCATAGGAACAGCAGTCATGCTGATTCAGCCAGGTGATGATGTAGAACCCATCAGATATACTTGCATACCAACATTCCTGATTTCATACGATGAAGGGCCAAATGGAAATGTAGAAAAAGTCTATAGACGTATGAAGAGACCATATGAGGTTTTAGACCAGGAGTTTCCTGATATAAAAATACCACCTTCAATGAAAAGCAGATACGAACAAGACCCAACTGAAATGGTTGAAATGATTGAAGGCACATATTTTGATAAGACGACTGGTAATGTTCACTATCAGATTATATCCGATAATGGTGAGGATGAGCTTGTTTATAGAGAACTTAAAAGCTTTCCCTGGGTTGTATCAAGATACAGTAAAACTGCTGGTGAGAGATATGGAAGAGGTCCGGTATTGCTGGCCTTGCCTGATATCAAATCATTGAATGTAACCAAACAACTTGCCCTCAAAAATGCTAGTCTATCTATCGGTGGTGTATTCACGGCATCTGACGATGGTGTATTGAATCCGAATACAGTTCGTATTGTACCAGGTGCTATCATACCCGTGGCAAGAAATGGTGGCCCACAAGGTGAAAGTTTAAAACCCCTACCAAGATCAGGAGATGCACAACTCACACAGTTTACAGCTAATGATTTAATATCATCTATAAAAACAATCATGCTGGATGAAAGTTTGCCACCGGATAATATGTCAGCAAGATCAGCTACCGAGATACAAGAAAGAATGAAGCAGTTATCTCAGAACCTGGGATCAGCTTTTGGTAGATTAATATCGGAGACTATGTATCCGGTGGTTAGACGTACACTAGAACTTATGAATGAGCTTGGCATGATAGAACTGCCGTTGAAGATTAATGGACTGCAAGTCAAGATTAGTCCTACAGCACCACTTGCTATGGCTCAGAATATGGAAAAGGTACAAGAAGTTTTAAATTATATGCAGATACTTCAGGGGCTAGGACCACAAGGTCAATTATTTATGAACCAGGAAAGAGCTATGGATTTTATTGCTGATAATCTTGGTATTCCGGCAAGCTTGAGAACAACACCGGAAGAAAGACAAGCCTTGTTACAGCAAGCTCAGGAAGTAGCACAAATGGCACAACAAGGAGGAATGATGGATGGACCAGGACCAGGCACAGAAGATCAGATACCTGAACAGTAATAATGGCTGGGATGGTATTGATGATCCATATGTAGTATTTAAAAACGAACCCAGTGAGATCGACAAAACCTATCTAAGGGTCTTTTCATCAGAAGAAGGCCAAAAGGTTTTAGAACATTTAAAGTCAATCACCATTGATCAACCAGCCTGGACACCAGGCAGTGATCCCTCTTTTGGTTATGCAAGAGAAGGACAGAACTCACTAGTAAGAGAAATTATTCAACGTATGAGGAGATGCAATAATGAATGATGAAAAAGATGTGGCACAAGAAGATCAGCAATCTGCTGGTCTAATGGCTGAAGAAGCACAAAACATAGAAAGCGAGGAGAACAATGCCGAAGAAAAAGCAATCTCTCACATCCAAAATGAAGATACTGGAGGAGAGGAAGAACTTGCAGAAGGAGAAATCTACGAAAGACCCGATTGGTTTCCCGAAAAATTTTGGGATGAAAAAGATGGTCCAAACATTGAAAACATGGCTAAAAGCATTAATCACCTGGAGAAAAAATTAGGTGAGACAGCCCCTGATAAATATGACTTATCTGAAATAGCAGTTGATCCTGATGATGCTGTAATCCAGGCAGTCTTAGAGTTTGGCAAAGAAAAACAATTATCAAATAAATCTATTACTGGATTGATCAATAAAGTTATAGAAATCACTGGTGGTGAACAGCAAGAAGAAGAAATCAGTGTAGCCCAGGAAAAAGAAAAGCTTGGTGTCAATGCCACTGAAATTATCCAATCAAATATTAACTGGGGCAAGAAGCTTGTTGCTGATGGTATATTTACAAAAGATGATTATGCCGAGTTAGAAATTCTTGGTGGTACTGCCGAAGGCCAAAGAGTGATGCAAAAGCTTAGAGGTCTTATCAATGGCAAGCAAGAGATACCAACTGTATCTTTAGCTGGAGATGCACCGGACAAAGATGAGCTTACAGCAATGGTAGCTGATCCTAAGTACCAAACTGATCCGGTGTATAGAAGAAAGGTTGAGAAAGCATTTGAGCAAGCTTATGGCACTTAGTTAAGTGTATAAATACTAGATATGTATTCTAGGGTTTACAAAGCACTATATCTTGGTGTATCTTCTAGTTAGATCGATAACTCTCGTCAGCCGATCATACTTGTAAAAAGTTGAGGTCGGATTTTCCGGTAACCAAAACGATGTAATAATTTAACTATGGAGAAGTCTTTATGGCTACAACTTTAAGTCCAGCGTTTGTAACGCTGTTTGAAGCTGAGGTTCATCAAGCTTATCAGGCATCTGCCACTCTAAGAAATGTTGCTCGTATGAGAACTGGAGTGGAAGGTAGCACTGCTAAGTTTCCAATCTTGGCTAAAGGTTCAGCTTCTGTAAGAACACCTTCTACAGATGTTGTGCCACTCAATGGTACATTTTCAAGTGTAACTGCAACTCTTACTGATTATGTTGCTTCTGAATATTCAGACATATTCAACCAGGCAAAAATCAACTTTGATGAAAGACAAGAGCTTGCAAAGTTAGTTGGAAATGCAATAGGAAGAAGAGAAGATCAAATCATTATTGATGCATTAATAGCTGGGTCTGCTGGCACTACAGTGGCTAACACTGTTGTGACTTCAGGTTCTGCAAGTGCTTCAGATTTGAATGTAGGAAAGATAATCGAAGCGAAAAAAGGAATGGATGCTAAGTCAGTACCACCTACAGATCGTCACATGATTATCCATGCTAACTCACTAGCATCATTGCTTGGAGATGAAAGAGCAATCTCAGCAGACTTTGCTCAGGTCCAGGCATTAGTTAGAGGTGAAGTAAACTCATTCATGGGTTTCACTATGCACATGATTGGTGATCGTGATGAAGGTGGACTTCCAAAAGATGGGTCTAATGACAGAACTTGTTTAGCATTTCATAGAGATGCTATCGGTTGTGCTGTTGGTATCCCACCAAAGACAGAGGTCAACTACATTCCTGAGAAAACTTCTTTCTTAGTAACAGCAATGTATTCAGCCGGAGCAATCGTAATAGATGCGAATGGTCTTGTTGATATAACTTGTAGGGAGAGTTAATCATGGCATTTAGTAGAACTGGTATGAACCCAATAGGTGGTCAATCCAAAAAAGGAGTAGCCCCTCAAATGTGGACTTACACATCAGCCGATGCAATAGCTACTGTAAACACAGCCGGTTATTTCAATGATATGTCTGATGATTTGTCTGTAGGTGATGTTATCTTTGTACATGACAGCAACACACCATCACTAAGTATAGTGATGGTTGCATCTAATGCATCTAGTGTTGTTGACGTTACAGATGGCACAACTGTGGCTATGACAGATAGCGACTAAAAACTAAAAGGCGAGGATATGGCTGAAGGCGATACTGACGTAAGCATTTGTTCACAAGCTCTCCTTCTTCTTGGAGCAAATCAAATCACATCGTTTGCAGACGGCACTGCCCCTAGCTCAGTCTGCTCAGTGCTGTATCCTCGTGTCAAAGCACAAACCCTGGGAATGTATCCCTGGTCCTTTACACTAACAAAACAGCAATTAGGCCAGCTTACAACAACACCTACGAATGTTTACTTGTATGCTTACCAACTACCATCAGATATGTTTAATGGTGTTCCTAGGGCTGTATATGCTTCTTTATCAACTGGTACACTACCTAAGATTACTGACTATGAAATCCAGGGTGACCAGTTATTTACAAATGAAACAACAATAGTTTTAGATTATCAAAAGCTAGTATCTGAGGTCGATATGCCTTCATACTTTGTTCAGATGCTTGTTTATCAAATGGCCTGGCATTTAGCCGAGCCAGTTACAGATCAAACCACAAAAAGTGATTATTGGAAAACTGTAGCTCTAGGAACACCTTCTGAGAATATGAGAGGTGGATATTTTAGACAAGCAATCAACATAGATGGGGCTGGGCAATCAAAAACAGTAATCGCTGATTATCTATTAACGGATGTAAGATAATGGCCAGGGTTACCCAGTATCAATCAAATTTCACTGTAGGTGAGATTGATCCTCTTTTACATGGCAGAATAGATATACAGCAATATGCATCAGCTTTAGAAAAAGCACAGAATGTTGTTGTGCTTCCCCAGGGTGGTTTTGAAAGACGGCCTGGTCTTAGATTCATGCTGGATATATCATCTCACCTGGGTGGATCATTTACTACTTTAGATGGCATAAGATTAATACCTTTTGAATTTTCTACTACACAATCTTATATGCTGGTGTTTGTAAAAAACACAACTAGCAATACCAGGATGTTTGTCTTTGCTAATGGACAACAGATAACCAACATCAATGGTTCAGGTAATGATTTTCTTGTTTGTGCATTAGGTGATATTGATCTTGATCGTATGTACTTTACTCAAAGTGCAGATACTTTGATCCTGGTCCATGAAGATATGTCTCCTAAATCTATTGTTAGAGGTGGCAGTAATTCTACCTGGACATTTTCTACACCAACTTTAACTTCACCAAAACATGCTTTTTCATTATCATCTAGCAATCCTTCTGTAACAATAACTCCTGATGCTGTCGATGGCACAGTGAATATAACAGCTTCTTCTGCTGTCTTTAATGGAAGTCATGTTGATCAATACATAAATGTTTTAAATGGTTTTGGTAGGGCAAGGATAGTCGAACAGCCATCATCTACAGAAGTAAAAGTAGTAACTGAGTTTCCTTTTTTTGAAAAAGATGTTGCTATCGCATCAGGGGCTTGGGAGTTAGAAATTGGTTATGAAGATGTTTTTTCTAGTACTAGAGGATTTCCAAGAACATGCACATTCCATGAAGGAAGGTTATTTTTTGGTGGAAGCAAGTCTTTACCCAATGCTTTGTTTGGATCAAAGATAGGTGACTTTTTTAATTTTAAAACACATGAAGCCCTGGATGATGATGCATTATTTGTAACTATAGCTACCGACAGTGTGAATGCTATAACAGCCATGAGATCAGGTAGAGACCTACAGATATTTACAACTGATGCTGAGTTCTTTGTTCCCCAGGCAGACCTTGATCCTATCACACCATCTAACCTGGTTGTTAAGAATGCAACTAGAAGAGGATCGAAAGAAGGTATCAAGCCAGTATCAGCAGAAGGTGGTACGTTATTTATTCAAAGAGAAGGCAAGGCCCTAAGAGAGTTTTTATTCAGTGATGTCGATCTAAACTACCAGGCTAATAATATCTCATTGCTATCATCACATCTATTGAAGTCACCTAGGTCAATGGCATTGAGGGTTGCAACATCTACTGATGACGGAGATTTATTATTAATAACAAATGATACTGATGGCACTATGGGTGCATTCTCAATCCTAAGATCACAGAATGTTGTAGCTCCTTCAGAGTTCATCACAGATGGTAAGTTTTTAGACGTAGCCGTTGATATTACTGACATTTATGTGGTTACAGAAAGAACAATAAATAGTGCTACAAAAAGATATGTTGAGATGTTTGACGATCAAAGAACGACAGATGCCAACATACAGTACTTCTCCGGGGCAACTACTCCTGATCAATCTTTACCAGGTAATACAACTTGCTCCAACCTATCTCACCTGGAAGGCAAGACTGTAGATGTAGTAAGAGATAATTTTGTTTTGACTGATAAGACTGTATCTACTGGGGCTATAACTATAGATCAAGCACCCTCATCATTTGTTGAGGTTGGCCTTCCCTACACTGTCGAAGTCAAGACATTACCAGCAGAACCAAAGTTATCATCAGGAGTTGTTGTTTCTAGAAAAAGAAGAATATTAGAAGCTACACCAGTTTTAGACAGAACTCAGAATGTAGCCATCAATGGGTTTCAATGTGTCTTAGAATCTTTTCCTTATACATTAGGATCAGTGCCTACGACATTTACCGGAAGAAAAAGGATTGCTCCCCTACTGGGATACAGTGATACAGCACAAATTACATTTACACAAACACAACCTCTATTCGCTACTGTATTAGGAGTAGAGTACAAACTAAGTACTGGACAATAACATGACAGTAGCAGTCGCATCATTAGTATTAGCTGGAGTAAGTGCATTTGCTCAGATAAAAGCCGGAGAAGCACAAAAGAAAGCATACTACTCTCAGGCACAATTTAAGGAACTAGAGGGCCGTATAGAAGCAGTAAAGGCAAAAGAGCAAGGTACAAAAGCTTTGGAGAACACAAGACGAGCTTTGGCTTCTGTAAATGCTACAGCTTTTGCTGGTGGCTTAGAACCTACAATTGGTACACCAAATACATTTGCAATCAACAATATTATAAAACCTGGTACATCAGACTTTTTTACTGCCAGGGATAATGCATTCTTAGCAATAAGTTCTTCTCAGGCTCAAGCCCAAGATTTACGTTTTGCTGGAAGGCAAGCAAAGAAACAAGGATATATAAGTGCTTTAGGAACTCTTGCTAGTGCTGGTATGAACTATGCTTCACTAGGTGGTCCTGGCCCATCAACATCACCAACAACATCTTTTACTGGAACTACTTATGGGCCAAACACAACTCCAAGGGTAACTTATGGCTAGAACTAGATTTCAACCATTATCATCTAGAATACAACTTGGTAATATCCAAGGACCTTCAGGTATTGGAGCAAGAGAGCAAGGTAGAACATTGAGTTTGTTGAGCAGTGAGCTTAACAAAATGACTAACTTTTTTTTCAAAAGAGCAGAAGCAGAAGCAAAGATACAAGGTGAAAAATTTGGTGCTGATAATACTCCGACTGTACAAGACTATCAAAAATCTATAGCCAAAGGTGAAAATCCTTTAGATCAATTTGATAGAAAAACAGTTTTTGGATCATCTGCTTTTAACCAGGTAGCCAAGACACTTGGTAATAGTCTGATTGTTTCTGCTAGTAATCAAATGAATCAAAAACGTCTAGAGGTAGAACAAACTCCAATAAGTATTGATGAGTTTAAAAAAGACCTAAATGCAATAATTTTAGAAACATCCAAACTAGCATATGACATTTCACCTGGTATTGGTGAACAAATTACATCTGATCTAAGTATTAAGGCTAATGGTCACTTCTACAAGTATGGTGTCCAGCTAAATAAAATTACAACTCGTGGTTTACAAAGTGGTGCAACATTAATTTTAGATAATCACCTTAATAATTTAGAGAGTGAAATCACAGCCATACTTCCAAAAAACACAGACACTGTAGATCAAAAAGAACTTGCAAAAAAAATATATGGCAAGGGTGGCATTAAAGACAGTCTGTTAAACAAATACAGTCAAACGATGATTGGTGCTAGATTTGAAAAAGAAGCATTTAAATCAGGTGTAAAAGATTGGAACACAGCATTCAAGACAAGTATGTTCTCAACACTCAAAACATTGTCATTAAACAATGGTAAAGATGTATCAGACATTACAGATGATCTTAGAAGAGGTAAAGCCACTGGTGATAAAATTATAGATGCTTTGGTATCAGGCTTGTCTTTAGATGATAGACAAACACTAGCCACAGAAATCACAGCTATGGTTAATAATCAAAACTCAATAGAAGATTTAGCTGATGAAGAAAAAATTAAGTTGGCTGGTCAGACAGCTTCAGAATTAGAAGTTAAAATTACTAACGATATACAGCAAGGTAAACCTCAAGCAACAATAATAGCAGATTTAGCTAAGTTAAAAAAACTTGTTGATCTAGACGATGAAACAAATGCCTGGGAAACTCTAACAAAAATGAACAACAAGGCTGGTGGTGTAAGAACTGTTAGTGATGCTGTAACATTGAGAGAGTTAACTAAGAAAGCTGGTTTTGGAACACTCACATATAAAACACTTAACGATAAGGCTGACCTATTAACACCCTCAGATTTTAACACTATACTTACAAAACTTAATGGACAGCAAACACAAAGCTTTGCAGATGCGAAAACTATACTAGCAAAAGAATTAGGATTTTTGGTTGATAGAGAAATTACTGATCAGAACGATCCACAATATGCAAAAGGTGAAGTTTTTGTACAGATACTCGGTAAACTGCAAGAACAAGAGTTGAACTACAATAAAACAAAAACCACTGCCGATGCTCCCTTTGATCATGTAAAAGCTGTGCAAGACTTAGTTAAAGTTGATGGTGAAATAATCTTACAAGAAATATTTACAAAAAAAAGGGATAGCTTCAAAAGAAATTACTTTGATACTTTTGTAAGAGAATTTCCTGATTTGATCTCTCCTGATCAGCCTATGACAAGAGCAAATGTTTTAAAAATGGAAGATAGGCTAGAGGATATGCTTGAAGATAAAAACAAAAGAAAAGGAGAAAAGGGTCTATTTGAGTCAGGTAACGAGCAAACAGAAAAGAAAAGAATTGAAACATATATATCAATAACAAAAAGTATGCTTGCTGAAGAAAGGTTTAGCGAATGATTATATTTGATGAAGATCAGATTTTATCAGAAATATTTGCTAGTAATACACTAAGAGACAAAGGTGTAAATCTTAACATTGCTATTTCAGAAAATGGTGCAAACATCCAAAAACAAAGAACTTTTGTCGATGAAGCAGTTGATGTTGTCAAAGCTACTCCAGGTGCTGTCGGTGATTTTGGTGTAGGTGTTGCTAAAGGAGTTCCGACTGGTGCAAGTAAGTTTGGCACTGAGATAATGGACACTATTACTAATGGTGCATACAGCAAATCATTTATACCTTTTGTAAATGAAAAGTTACCTATCATAGGTGATATAAATAATTATATTAATAATTTGTTGAAGCCTGAAGGCACTGCACAAGAAGTTGGTTCGGCAATCGGTGAGGGTGTTGGCCAGGTCGTTTTACCTGGTGCTGTGGGAACAAAAGCTCTTCAGGGTGCTAATATAGGATCAACATTTTTAAGAAATGTTTTAGGTTATGGTAGTGCAGAAGCAATAGGAATGAATGCACAAGACCAAGGATTATTAGAACTAGGCACATCCTTCTTTGTATCCAATGATAATTTAAAACAAGAAATAATTAACAGCCTAAAAGCCGATGAAGATCAATCTGTATTGATGCAAAAAATACAAAAAGCACCACAAAGGTTTTTTGAGGGTGGCATTGTAGGAGAAGCATTAGGCAAGGCTCTAGAAGGTGTTGGTGTTTTATATAGAGCTATGAAAGGTAGTGATAAGATTAAGAATGCCTTGCAGAACATCGGAGAAAAAGCCCAGGGTGAATTAGACCTAGATGCTAATACGACTACCCTATCGTCTATGGGTGGAGGTGAAATAAATACAGCTATAAACAAAGGGTTGGCAAAGTTAGCACCTGGCAAAGGTATACCTTTTGATAAAAATATTACTGACAACAATGTACGTCTACATAAAATGCGATTAGATAAAGTTGCAGAAGGAGTACAATATCCTGGTGGCCCAAAGAATGAAAGAACAGTTATTAAAGCACCAAATAACAATTTACCTGACTTTGTTGTAGGAAAAATAACCTTTGATGATTGGATAAAAAGAACTGAAAAGCTTCTTACTAAAGAAGAAATTATGATAGAAAAAGATTGGTATGATGATGTTTTTAAAGAGTTTGACAAACTAGCTGGAGAAGATCAATCAACATTAAGAAAAATTGGAGAAGCTTGGTTATCTGCACAACAAAACGAAACACCAGCTACGGCTATGACAAACGTATTACATATTTTTGAACAATTTAAAAGAGGTGTTCCAAGAAGTGAAGTCAAAGGTAAAGGGCTACCTTCAGCAAACAAAATAGCATCAGATATAATTTATGGTGAAAAAATTACTGGTGGTGCTGGTCAGAAAATTTCTGATTTCATAGATAGTGGTTACAAAAAAACAACTAGATCAATAATGGGTAACAATCCTGATGGTGGTTCTCCTTTTGTTGTTGATGTACATACGGCAAGAGATACTGGTTTAGTAGACAGAAAATTAGTTAATCATCTAAAACGTCTAGGATATAAAGTTCCTGATAATATTATTTTAGATGTTGGTGAAGGTGGCATCAAAGGTCCGATGTACGAAAACAGAGCTATCTTTGGAAGAGAATTAACAGAACATTTAAATTCAATAAGTTGGCAAGGCAAAAACGACTGGACACCACAAGAAGTACAGGCAGTGGGTTGGATGGCTTTATCAAACAAACTTACTGGTGAAGGTGGTAGAAGTGGTAATACTGCTACAGCTATGACAAGAAACACATCTAGAATAGCAATGGAAGTTGATCCAGGTAGTGGCTCACCTTGGGCAGAAAAATATGGATCAAGATATAGCAATCTTGCTGAAAACGATAGAATCAATATAAATAATGTTGTTACTAAAAAAGCTGTTGAACTGATTGCAAAAGACGAAGGTGCTACTTTAAATACAGTAATTCATGGGCAAGGTGGTTGGAAGCAATATTCAAATCCTTCAACAGTAATGGAAGGCCCTATAACTTTTGACACAGCAAAACAAGTTGCAAATAAATTAGGATATGTTTTAAATCAAACAGAAGTTTTAGTTCATCAAATGAAACCTCTTACACAAAATCCTCAGCACTTTAGTGTTATGTTGGTATCTAAAGGATCAAGTGTAACAGAAAAAAATAATTTAGACACATTGATGAAAAACTTAATGGAGCTTGATGAAAAAGGGATTGTAGCACAAGGCTATCATCCAATAACACTTCAAGATGGTCGTGTCGGTGTAAATATAGTAATTACAAAACAAACTCTTACAGATGCAAAAAAAGCAAAAGTAATTAAATCAGAGAAAGAAGGTAGAGAATACATAACATCTTTTGTTGAAAACGATTTAAGTAAAATGACAGATGACTTGAATTTTGATGTTGAAGTTGATATTATGGAGAGCAATGCCGAATTTGTTGGCAATAACTGGGAAAAGGACATTACTGGTGGCAGTTACAAAAATAACATTCGTGGAAACCGAGGAACAAATGCCGAAGTTGATGGAGAGTCAAACATCGATCTTATTGGGAAAGAACTTGAGGAAATCTTCTCCGGAGAAATCTCCAAAGCAGAAAGAAAAAACAGATCAACCGAAGGAGTAGATTCTGACACTCCTGACTTAGGGGGTGAAGATGGCTCTACTTGATAACCTTATAAAAGCATTAAAGGCTGGTGAGAAAAAACAAGCACAGATAACTAAAGATAGACTGCCAAGTGATGAAGTTACTTTTGGTTCATCAGGTGTAACTTTCAAGGCTATTGATGATAAAAATATAGATGCATTTAACCAGGCATTGAAGCAAGAAGGATACCAAGGCCCAGGTATAAACCTTGCAAGAGTTGGTGAAATATTATCTGAAAAACTAGATGGTCAAATGAAAACTCTTAATTTAGAAGAGATGATACTGGCCATATCAAAAGACAACGAACAATTTTTTAAGTTTTTAAAAAGAGACCCACAAAGTCTAGAGGATGTTGTTGCGACTGCACAAGGCATGGGCCTAGACAAAATTGCATATGATTTAATTAGCAGAAAACCAGGGGAAGTTTTGCCAGTAGAACATTTAGTTGGTGGTATGATGTTAATAGCTTCCCTTGCTAGAAACTTAGATGACATGGCTACAAAAATTAAAGGTATGTCAAAAGGTCAAGAGAAAGTTGATTTATACAAACAATTTAATATTAACATGGGCATAATGAAAAATATCATTGGCCAGGTAAGTGGTGTTGGATCAGAAGGTGGTAGAACACTTGGTATATTATCAGCCATGAAGAAACTAATGAATGTAGATATGGCAGATTTCTATGTAAAAGCAGATAAGATTATGCCTACTGAAGATGATGATTTCATAAATGCACATATAGAAATGTATGCAACACTCCCAAAACCAGGTCGAATGCAGTTTGCAAGGCAAGGTATACTGTCAAAAAGTTATGACGTTTTGATGGAAATATACATAAATGCCCTACTATCTTCTCCAGTAACTCATGTAGTCAATATGGCTGGTAATGCTATTTATTCTGCACAAAGAACTTTAGAAACTGGACTAGCTGGTCTTGTTGGAGAAGCAAGAACTAAAATGGGTATTGGTGGCAAGACTGGTGATAGAGTTTATCTTGGTGAGTTCAATGCAGAAGCACATGGTGCTAAGATGGCACTGATGGATGCTATGAAAAGCTTTGCACTTACCCTGGGTATTGAAGGCTCAGAAAATGTTGCAACAAAGATTGATTTAAAAAATCTTACTGCAATAGGAAATACTGACAACATAAGAACAGTAGTTGAACAGATACAGAATATAAAAGGTGGTGGCCTGGTAGAGTTTGGCAAAACATCATTCATGCCAGCCTTAAATATTTTAGGTATTATGACTAGGATGCCAGGCAGATTTCTTGCTTCAGAAGATGCATTTTTTAAAGTCATTACTGAAAGAAAGGTTTTATACAGAGAAGCATATCGTAATATGCATATTAAGTATGAAACACTCATAAAAGGTGGTGCAAGTAAAGAGGTGGCAAAGAGAGAAGCAGAAAACGTATACAAAGATATTTTACTTAATACTGATAAGTATGACGATATCAAACAGCTAATGACACAAGAAGCCAGGGAGTCTACTTTTCAGGAAGACCCACAAGGAGCTTTTTCTGCATTGGTCAGGGCATCTAACATACCTGGTGGTAAAGTAATTATACCTTTTTCCAAAACACCTACAAACATTGTAAAGGCTGTTTTTGACAGAACTTTGAATTGGTCACCAGTTTATAGAGCAGTAAAAAAAGGTGAAGGTGCTGAGTTTGACAAAGCTTTTTCAAAACTAGTTTTAGGTAACTCAATATTTGCAAGTATGGTTTATATGGCTATGGGTGAGTATGGAGACCAGGTTGTTATAAATGGAAGTGGCCCTAGTAATCCAAAGGCTAGGAAGTTTAGTGATGCCCCACCCTACTCTATTGGTTTTAAACAAGAAGATGGATCATATAAATATTTTACATTTTCAAGATTCGATCCTATCTCAGGTGTTTTAGCTATGGCATCTGATTATGCATATTATGCTCAAAACTCAGGTGATGCAGATATGGTTAGTCTTGAAAATATATTTACATCCGGTGTATTGGCTGTTTCCGAATATGCTATGAATATGCCATTTCTCCAGGGTGTATCAGAATTGCACAAAGCAAGTTTTAATCCTCAAGGTTCTACTGAAAAGTTTATTGAACGTATACAAATATACCTTGGTCAGAAAGCTGGTGGTGTTGCAACTACAACTAATGATTTTATAAATCAGTTTTTGCCAGGACAACCTCTTATAGGTGCAACATCATTTACTGCAACACTTGAAAGAGTTGGCAATCCTGATGCATCAAATGTAATGCTTGATGAAGAGCAATTACTTAAAGTTGAACGATCAGGTATACCAAATGTTATGAGAGGTTTTTATTTAGCCTTAAATAAAGCTAAGTCTAGAAATCCAATATTTAGTGATCAGTTACCACCTTCTTTAAATTATTGGGGAGAAGTTAGACAGCAAACATCAGGTAAATTTACAGATTATTTCAACCCAATAAAAATACAAGAAGTTGGTTTTGATGCTGTAAACAATGAACTTAGGAGATTAGCTGAAAATGGATCAGGGGTTTTTGGTGGTCATAAAAAAAGGTATGAAGGTTCATACTTTACAGCAGAAGAGTATAATAATTACATAGATTTATTTAATACTATAAATGTTGTAGATGCTAATAGACATTTGTATTTAACAAAAAATGATCCAGGCTGGAGAGCAGATAAGACAATAAAAGAACAACTTAGAATAAAAATTACTGACGATGGATCAGGTTATAAAGGTTTGAATGACGATGAAAAGTTTGCTGAATTAAATACTATCAGGTCAAAATATTCTACTGGTGCTATAAAAAAACTATTTGAAATGATGCCAAGTACAAAGATGAGAGTAGAAAATCCTGAGAAGCTTGCAATAGGAGGATCATAATATTCTTTATAAATATTTTAAAATAGTGTATAAATCCTAGAGAGGTATCTAATATGGCTACATATGACGTAACAGATCAGACTACAGCACGAAGAGTGCAATTTACTGGAAACGGCACTGCTGGACCTTTTGCTTTTGCTTTTCAGGTCAATGCTACAAGTGAAATAAAAGTATATGTAGATACAACAGAAAAAACAGAAACTAGTCATTATACAGTATCTCTCAATTCAGGCACTGGTGCTGGTACAATATCATTTACAACTGGCAACCACCCTACTTCTAGTCAAACTATTACAATCCTGGGTGACATACCTTTATCCAGGACATCAGTTTATACATCCGGTGGTCAGCTTACAGCATCATCGCTAGAAGATGATTTTGATACCAATATGTTTATACACCAGCAAACTAATGAAGAAATAAATAGATCTTTAAGACAAGCAGAACATGACGTTATATCAGGTGCAGATATGACATTGCCAGTCAAGGATACCAGGAAAGGCACAGTTCTTGGTTTCAATGCAACAACTGGTAATCCTGAAGCTGGTCCAACTATTACTGCTGTGCAAAGTTTAGCTGATGTTACTGCATCTATCAATTTATTAGGTACTTCAGCAGTAGTTGAAGATATGGGTTTACTAGCTACATCAGCGGTCATAGAAGATATGGGTCTTCTTGCGACATCAAGTAATTTATCTGCAATGGCTTTACTTGGAACAAGTGATGTTATAGCTGATATGGCATTACTTGGCACATCTGCTGTTGTGGAAGATATGGGATTTCTTGGAACATCTGCAAACATAACTGCGATGGGTCTTTTAGGAACAAGCGATGTTGTCGCTGATTTAGCTCTTTTAGGTACAAGTGATGTTGTGGCTGATTTAGCAATTCTTGCAACGTCATCAAATGTAACAAATATGGCTACATTAGGTGCTAGTGGTGTAGTTGGTAATATTGCTACTGTAGCTGGACAAATTAGTCCAACAAATAATATTTCTACAGTAGCTGGTAAAGCTTCAGAAATAACAACAGTGGCTGGTTTAAGTGCCGACATACAAACACTTTCAGGTATAAGTTCTGATGTTACTTCTCTTGTAAACGCTCTTGCATCTACTACAAATTATGCAGTTACAGTTGCAAGTGGAACATTATATGGTGGTGGTAGTGGTAATGTATTCTACTTAGATGGTACTGGTAATCCAGCCCTTACTTTAATAAGAGGTAATACATATGTATTTGATCAAAGTGATTCTAGTAATGCTACACACCCTATAGCATTTAGAACTAGTGCAGATGCCAGTTATACTTCAGGTGTAACTTCTACTGGTACTCCTGGAAATGCTGGAGCAAAAACTACATTCGTTGTACCTTCAGATGCACCATCTTCATTAAAATATTATTGCACCACACATGGTAATGGTATGGGTAATCTCATTACAGTGGAAACTTCTAATATTAATGTGGTTGCTAGTAATATAGGTGAAGTAAATAGTTTTGCACAACGATATAGAGTAGGTAGTAGTGATCCTACTGCATCATTAGATGAAGGTGATTTAGCATACAACACTACTGCTAATGTTTTAAAATATTATAATGGGTCTGCTTGGGTAACTATCGTTGCTGGTTCATTAACAGATATAGTACAAGATGGAACTCCACAACTTGGTGGAGATCTTGATGTTGTGACACATTCAATTGTGTCAACAAGTGATAGGAATATAGCAATAACACCTAATGGAAGTGGAAAAGTTGTTCTTGATGGATTGTCTTATCCAACTTCTGATGGAAGTGCTGGGCAATTTTTAAAGACTGATGGTGCTGGTAACCTTTCTTTTGCATCAGTTGAATTATTTCCAAGTGGTACATCAATGTTGTTTCAACAAACTTCAGCACCTACTGGTTGGACAAAGCAAACAACACATAATGATAAAGCACTTAGGATTGTAACTGGCAGTGTTGGCACTGGTGGTACTACTGCATTTAGCACTGCTCTTGCAACTCCTAGTGTTGCTGGTGGTTCTGTTAGTGGTAATCCTACTAGTAATCTAAGTGTTAGTATAAGTGGTAATATATCAAATACAACATTATCAATTAATCAAATACCATCTCATTCACATAATGTTGCTGTAGGTAATGCTGGTAGTGGATTTAATCAAATTGATCAATATGCTTCTTCTGCTAATACAAATAAAACTTCTGGTGCATCAGGAGGTGGTGGTTCACACAATCATGGACATAATTTAAGTGGCAGTATGAGTGGTAATATTACTGCTGGTAATTTAGCAGTTGGTGCATCTAGTGCATCAATCAATGTTAATTATGTGGATTTTATCATAGCTAACAAGGATTAATATGCAATTAAAAGTTGAAGAAAATTGCCCATTGAATGGTTTTAAAAAATGTAAACAATTTAAATGTGCATGGTTTGTACAAATGAAAGGTACTAATCCTAACGATGGAAAAGAAGTAGATGAATATGCTTGTGCTATGGCATGGTTACCAATGTTGTTAGTAGAAAATGCAATGCAATCTAGACAAACTGGTGGTGCAATTGAATCATTTAGAAATGAAATGGTAAAAGCTAATGAGTCAAATCAAAATTTATTAGAACTATCAAAGTATATGGAACTTAAAAATAGAAAAAGTATTTCACAATGAATGATATGACTAAAGTAAAAAATCTAACTTTTATTAGTTCATATGACATAGCATCACATGATTATTGTAATAGAATGATTGCTAAGTTTGAGGAGATCGCAAGTAACACTTCTCTTATGCAAACAAGTTTAAACTCAGGAACAGAGCAATATGGTGCAAAAGCAAGAAAAGACTTATCTATATTTTTTTCTGAGCAACATAATAATACTTTAGATATGGCACAAGAAACAAATGCAGTATTAGATGAAGGTTTAAAATTATATATGGAAGAATATCCATCATTGGGTGTTTGTCATAATTTTTATAGTCATGTTGTAAAGGTGCAAAAGACTCCACCAAAAGGTGGCTTTCATACATGGCATTGTGAAAGAGGTGTTGCAGATTATGGTAGTAGGTGTTTAACATGGACTATTTACCTAAACGATATACCTGAAGGTGAAGGCGAAACAGAATTTTTAGAATATGGTTTAAAGGTACAGCCAAAGAAAGGTCGAGTATGTTTTTTCCCAGCCGATTGGACACATACCCACAGAGGTAATGCAGTTTACACACATGATAAATACATTGCTACTGGTTGGTATTACATAGCACAAGGAGATTAAGCATGGCTAAAATAACATATATTAAAGATGGTGAAAATTCAAAATCACAATTAATAATAGATGGAGAGCAAGTAGATTCATCAAACTATGGTATTGCTTCTAATATTCATGCAATACAATGGGAAGGCTCTAAAGGTACAATAGAATATAATGATGGCACAGCTAATGAAGATATAACTGATATATCATCCTTTGATTTTGAAACAAAACATACAACAGAAAAGAAAGTTAATGCAGATGCTGAAGCTAAAGCTGAAGCAGATAGAATTGCTAACATGACATATAAAGATAAAAGAAAAGAAGAATATCCAGCAATTGAAGATCAATTAGATGACATCTATCACAATGGCATTGATGGTTGGAAAGCTACAATCAAAGTAATCAAAGATAAATATCCAAAGGAATAATTATGAAAGTTACAAATCAATCAAATACTATCAATATAGATGGTACAGAATACAAACCTGAAGATTTAGATCAGGATCAAAAAAAACTTTTTAATAAAACAAGCAAGTGGCAAGCAGAAGCTATAAAATTAAGTGAAGCTTTTGAAGATGCAAACAGATTACATCAATCATACTTGTTTGATTTAAGAACATCCCTCAATAATTCAAAGGAAAAGTAATGGCACATATATATGATTTAAATCCACACTTAAAACCAAAGCCCCAGGCACAAGAAGAAAAACCAAAGCCAGTTAAAAAAGGTAGGCCAAAGAAAGAGAAAGATGAGCAAGCCAACAATGACAAGTCTGAAAGCTGAGATTGATAATCTTAAAGAGATTGTTCAAGAATTAAAAACTTCGTTAAGAAGAATAGAGAGTTGGTTGTTTGCTGGCATGGGTTCTATCATTATGCTTCTTGTAACTCAAATGTTTATGTGAGGTAGATATGCTCGAAGCATTAGCATTGGCTAATAGTGCTTATGCGATAATTAAAAAAACGATTCAAAACGGGTCTGAAATAACCAGGGCTGGTAAAAGTATCGCAGATTTTTGTAGAGCAGAGGATCAACTTAAACAAGATTTACATAAAAAAAAGAACAGCATGTGGACAAACTTCCTGGGTAAAACAGATAATGACCTGGAAGAGTTTATGGCCCTGGAACAAATCAAAACAAAAGAAGAAGAGTTAAAACAGATAATGATCTACCTAGGAAGACCAGGTTTGTACCAGGACTATGTCCACTACAAAACTGAGGCCCGTAAAGCTAGACGAGATGCCAGGATAAAAGCCGAGAAACAAAGAGAAAAATTAAAAGAAACAGTATTGAAAGTAGTACTTGCAATTCTTATTGTTGGCCTTCTTTCAGGTGTTGTCACAGTTTTAGCTATCATTGCAAAAAAGAAAGGTATTATATAATATAAATCCTAGAGGAGTGTCTAACAATGAAACAAAAAAAAGAACTTACTAAACGTCAGGAAGATACGATGAAGAAACATTCAAAGCATCACACATCAAAGCATATGAAGTTGATGAGATCGAAGATGATGCAAGGTATGTCATTCGGTGATGCTCACAAACTAGCACAAAAGAAAGTTGGCAAGTAATGACTGATAAAAAACCATTATCAGATTGGGCAAACGTAAAGGTAAGTGACAATTCTTTTGAGTTGTCTCTACGAATACTTGGTAATGAGTTCGTAGCAATCAAAATCGGATCAACAAACTTCAGTGGTAAACTTATAGCTGGTGGCATCTTGTTATTATTTTTTACCCTAATTTTGCTAGAGGGTTTTGGTTTGAACGAAGTGTTAAAAGGAGGTTAGAATGTTACAAGCATTGATAGGTCCAGTGACATCCCTGGTTGGAAAATTTATAGAAGATAAAGATCAGAAAAATAAATTGGCCCATGACCTGGCCACCCTTGCCAGTCGACATGCCCAGGAGCTTGCTAAATCTCAGATAGAAACTAACAAGGAACAAGCGAAACACCCTAGTCTTTTCGTAGCCGGTGCAAGGCCAGCTATCATGTGGATATGTGCTTTAGGTTTATTCACTCAGTTTTTTTTATTGCCAATTGCTGAATGGGCCACAGCCATTTGGATGCCTGGTGTTGATCTGCCAAAACTTAATGCCGAAGGACTTATGGGTTTGACTGTTTCATTATTAGGACTTGGGGGAATGAGAAGTTTTGAGAAGTCAAAAGGTGTATCAAGGGAGAATATGAAAAAATGAAGAAGCCCTACCCTAAAGAAAAGTTCAAACGAAAGTTTGCCAAAGTTCCTAAGACTAAGAAAGGCACACCAATAAAATATGTAGCTGGTGCGAAGAACCCTAAAGCAAGAGAAGCTGAGATCAAGAGGACTGCCAGGTTATATAAAGAAGGTAAACTTACACCAGCCATGATGGACAAAATAGCTAAACAAAGAATGAGAGGTTAACATGTCAGCACCAGCAAAATATCAAAAGATGTTCGGAACAGAAAGAGCAAACAAGATTTATAAGAGAGGTTTAGGAGCTTACTACTCATCCGGTAGTAGACCTAAAATGTCTCCTCATCAATGGGCTGTCGCAAGACTAAAGGCACATGCGAAGGGGAAGGCAACTGTCAAAAAGGCAGATGGCGATTTATTTAGAAAAAAGAAAGGATAAGATCATGCCAGGAAGTTATGGAAGTTATTCATCAAAGCAAAAAAAGATTGCGAAGATGTCAGGCAACAAAAAGAAGATGGAAGCATCTGATTTTAAGAAGCTTAGAATGTTTGCTAAAAAGAAAAAGAAAACAGCGACTGCCTAATGGATATCGAAAAGCTTAGAGACCAACTCAAGATAGATGAGGGTTGTGTAAATTCTGTATATCTAGATCATCTGAACTTGCCTACTGTAGGCATAGGCCACCTGGTGACTGAGTGGGATGATGAGTATGGTAAACCAGTTGGCACTGAAGTATCTGAGGATAGAGTAAACGAATTGTTTGACCAGGATGTCCAGGTAACTATCGATGAGTGTAAGTTATTATATAATGACTTTGATGAGTTGCCGGAAGAAGCTCAACAGATTATAGCAAACATGATGTTCAATATGGGAAGGCCCAGGTTGTCCAGGTTTCACAAAATGAAGAAGGCAGTTGATGCTAGAGATTGGGTTGAAGCTGGTAATCAAATGAAAGACTCTCGCTGGTACAATCAAGTAACAACGAGAGCAGATAGGTTAGTCGAGAGGATGAAATCAATCTAGTTCAAGAGCTAATGCTCTTTTACGACCAGGTAGTTTTTTTACCCACCCTCTTTCAACCATACCTTTAAGATGGAATTGTACAGTTGATATTGATACGATATGAAAGTGATCAGCTATGTCTGATTGTCTTGGCATCTCACCATGCTCATCAAAATAACTTTTCATAAACTTAAATATCTCAACTTGTTTTTTGGTCATAGGTATCTTAGTCATTGTTTGTCTCCTGATCAGAATAGGTTGAACTGTATCTCTCGACCATCATATCCAATTCAGATTGCTCTAATGGATCAAGCTTGGAAATAGTCTCAGAATTTTTTTGTCTTAAATCCCTAAAGAAGTTTTTCTTCATGTCACTAGGTTTGTCTAGCTTGGTAATTTTATCCAGGGTATCTGAAAATTTTAGGATGAAATCACTTGGATTACTGTAAACAATAGGCTGATGATCACCGATAAAATGCATTATGTATTTAACGTCTGTTTCAGCCTTCTCCAGCGACTTAACTTGTTTTTTGATATCATCAATCACATCAGTATCTTTACTGGACTCAGTGACGTTCCTAGGGTCTTTTTTTTCCGGGTAATCTATAGCTTCCTCAGCAGTAATCAATCCTTTGATTGCATCCGGGAATGCATCCCTCAAAGCAAAGCCCCTGGCCCTAAGTTGTAACATTCTTTTAGGATAGTTTTTCCAAGGACCAGGTTTGTTAGTAAGGTTAGCTCGTTGTGCATCCTTGTATGAGAACTCGGACCTGGTTTCTTCTATCTCACCATGCACATTTCTTTTGACCAGGCATACTGCTTTATCTTCTTCCTCGATATAAGTCTCACTGATACCTCTCCAATCAGGATGTGCCTTGCAAACTGCAATCATTGAATCACCCCATAGTGATGGCCTACCATTTATGACTGCAATATTCTGAAGAGCTTGCATGGGTGCTAGGCCAATCTCATATCCCCACTGAATAGCTACCAGGATATTATTAGGATTGCCCTGGAAGTCTTTTGGAATATGAGTTGATGTTGCTAGAAACTTGGAGAACTCCATAGCTTCTGTCATGTTGGTTGGATTTAAAGTTGGTAATGTCATTTACTTCTCCTTCTTTTCAATTTTAAATTTTCTGTACCAAGATGCTTCCTTAGCTGGCACTATCTTTTCCGGTTGTGCTTTTCTTTTGACGATAGGATTAAGTATTCTGTACTCCCCTATCTCAGCTATCTCGGCATCATTCTGTTCCATAACAAGCTCTAATGCTTCCTGGCATTCTTGCCTGGTGGTTGACCATTCCCTCACCTCAGCATCAGCCTTGGCCCAATCCATAGCTATACGAATAACTTCATTCTTAGTTTGTAAATGGTCCAGGTTTATGGTGTAGGGTTTACCATTATCTAATGGTGGGTATGGTTCATCCAGGTCTACCTTCTGCCAAAACTCAGCAACCTTTTCCATGATGATAGCATGAAGTTCTTCATCAGCTTTGTAAGGTACAAGGTTTAGTCTTTGTGATTTCCCAAAGATAGCAATGATGCCCCACTTCAACCCACTGCAAAGTAATTGTGTCTGAAGCTGTATAACCTGGTCAGGTCTTGGAAAGTCATCAGAGTTCGTTGTCTTGATCTCCAATGCACCCATACCAGTAAGGATCATATGACCTTTAGTCTGAGGGTCTTGCATTTTAATCTCACCATCTATCTGCACCATAGCATCTAGAGATGCACACAATCCCAGGTCCGGTATCCTATGTCCATCAGTGACATCATGCACCCTGACATCAGCAACACCCTCTCCTATCTTGGCAAGCTTGTCTATTGACCAAACTATGATTGCTTCTTCCAGGTAGTTACCTCTATCTTTTGCATCTTGTGCAAAGTCAGATTCAATGGTAGGAATACCTTGCCTTGCATGAATAGTTTTTTGTCTTTCTCTTTCGTTAGTAGAAAATTTAGTCTGACCCAAAACTATAGCTGGCACTCTTGAAGCACCTAGCTCCTTAGTATCATCTGAATATTTAGCCATTGATCACTCCATAATTCTGAGTGAAGCATGCATCATCAATTAGACACACAAAATGTAGTAGGTAATAGATGTAGACCAACGTAAAGATAGATGCTAGGATAGTACCTAGGACCATCAGTGTGCTTACAAAAGCTGGATGGTTGTGCAAAAACTGGCTGATTATATCTCTTACACAGTATATATTATGCGACAAACTGTTATATCCATAACGGCCTTTGTCTCTAAGCCTTTGATTAGTAACCATATTATATCTCCTTCTCATTAATGGTTTTCTTGTACTACCCTTAGAAGTATGTGTCAAAACACCACCTAAATGTAGTAATTCTATTTTAAGTCGTTTGTTATTGTTAGGTTTTCTATTCATTATCTTAGCCCGTGTATGCCGTATAAAAACATGAAGTCTGACCTAGACTTTATACTAAAGTTTGCCCTGGTAATAGCATCTTGTGCATCAAGACATCTTTGAAATACTGACTTACTTGTATCTCGCTGAATAGCTTGTAGGTCCTTGGCCAGTTGTTTAAGCTCCTGGGAAGCATTGCGAATAGTTTTCCTATCAACAATAGGGATTGTTAATCTAACGGCAGTCTTAGCTCCTTTGTAGTGCATGTAGTGTTCGTGATTTAGCACTGCCCTTGCCACCTTCTCTCGTTGTGGCCCGGTCAAAGTTGGAAACAAGTCTGCAATATTATGGCCGTTAATATTTCTTTTGCCAATTTTCTTGATCCTGGTTTCTAAAATTTTGCCAAACTTTGGTTTCATGACATCTCCTTATTTATAACATTATCATTTTGCGAATCCTTATCAATGTTACCTGGTTTGTCACTCAAAGGTGGGTATAGTGTAAAATCATTTTCCACCATATCAGCTAGTCTTGTAAGATCATTCCATCGACCTTTGGTTACATCCTTAGCTAGTGCCTTCCGGTGTTTAAGGTACGATAAAAACCCTTCATAATTAGATGCAGTGCCTTTAAATCCCACACGATTAGGCGATCTATCAACCTCTATCCATCCTTCAGCTTCACACTCTTCGACCATGTTTGAAATAGATTGTCTTGTTGTTCTTAGTTGATCAGCCACATATGAAATAGTGTAAAACTCGTTAACAATATAAGAGTAAGTTACAATTCTATTAAAAGCATTTCTAAGAGGTGTTGAATTAAAATATCTTTGTATTTTTGTTGTTAATCGATCTTGCCTTCCCTGGTATATATTAAGCTCAAGCTCACAAAGTACTTTAGACATTTCCATATCAAGATAATCTTGTAATTGTTTTTTATTCATTCATACTCTCCAATCTTTTGATTACGTTACGAACTGTAGAAGCATACCACTCACCACCTCTTGCAGTTGTTGTACCTATTTGATTTAAGTTGATTGCGACTTCTCTATAAGTCATGCCTGAGTTTAGAAGGGCCTGGATAGTTGGTCCTACAATCTGAGCAAAACCATCACTCTCAGCCTTCACTACTTCACCAGCCCTAGCTCTTGCCTTATCCATATGATCATGGATGCCAAGCTTAGTGATAGTACGGCCTGACCTGGTTTGATACTTACCCTTTTCTCTTAGCTCTTCTTTTATCTTAGTTAGACCTGACTTAGTTCTTTCAGCTATTCTACGTCTTTCCATAGCACCGAAGTAAGCTTTCATAGAAAACCTTTCCCAGCTTTCTGATATCTCAGGCTCATTGCAGACAACAAATTTGATCTTGCCCTTCTCCAACTTCTCTTCAAAGAAGTCCAATGTGTCTTGCATCCTACGACTGAATCTTTCAAGGTCAGCTACAATGATTGTACCTTTATTGACCTTGGCAGTCTCGATACATTTAGATAGCTCAGGTCTTTTTGAAGGTGAAATTTTACCTGAGACACCCTCTTCCCTAAACCATATGACCTGGTGATCACCACCATTGAGCCACTTCTTGATCTCCATTTCTTGCCTGGCAACATCCTGACTGTCAGTTGATACCCTAACATAGGCACAATAGACACCAGTATGTTCTTGACCGGCTGTATTCTTAACCCTCATTAGTTTGCTCCTTGGATTATTGATTTATGTTTCTTTTCAAGAGACTGAGCAACTTTGTATATGTACTCACCACCTTTTCTATAATAGACATCACTATCTTCATCGCTATCATAATGACCTTCCAGGTAATCAATGCTTGCTCGATTTATAAGGTCCTTATAAAACTCAACAAAGACATCGACATCAACCATAGTTGATGCTGATACCTTTTTGATACCGAAACAAAACTTTACATATCTGTCGTTAAGGTCACCCTCAAATGGCTGGTCTTCCTGGACAACTTCACCAAAATTTATAACTTCGTCTACAAGATATTTTGTTTTTGAAAACTTAACACCTAGTCTAATTTGTTCCATTACTTTGCTCCTCTTAAAGTAGTTATGTGCCTTGAAATATAATTATCTAATCTTTTAAGACTTGATGACCAATGCTGGACATTCGTTGTATCTAACTTCCTAGCTAAAGACCAACCTTTTGGATGACTGTTTTCTTTGACTAAAACATAACCCAGGTTCTCTAGTTCTTCACATAAGTGATGTCCTTTACGATTTTTACCAATTTGTCCTTTGATAATATATTCCACTTTTTAGCCCCTTTTTTGTTATTACCGATGTAAAACTTATGCCTTACCTATATACATATATCAGATAGATATCTAAAATACAAGACCTAGACGTAAAAAAAGTTTAATAGGTTTTATACAAATGGAAAAAGAGATAGAGATAGTTCCCTTTTATTGCCGGTTATCAAGGGGTTGTTACGATATGCTAAAGCATCAGGCCAAGAAAGAAAGGTGGTCAATGGCTGGATTAACTGAGCATATATTAAGGGAAGGATTAAGAAGAAGAACACCAGGTTCTATTAGTAATGATATTATATTTGATGATCAAAAAGAACAGATATCGGATTTAAAGATAGCTGAAAAGTTAGATCAGATGGTGAAGGCCAATGACAAAGTATAGAGCTATTAGAACTATGGTTGATGGTATTTACTTTGATAGTAAAAGAGAAGCTAACAGATATTCTGAGCTAAAGATCATGGAGAAAGCTGGTATTATAAACAGTTTAAAACTTCAGCCTGAGTTCAAATGTATGGTCAATGGCAAAAAGGTTTGCACATATAAAGCTGACTTTGAGTATCTCATGGTCGATGATATCGGCCCTCAAGGACAAATAGGTTATTACATTGTTGAAGATGTAAAAGGATTTAAGACACCAGTATATAGACTGAAGAAGAAGCTGGTTGAAGCTTGCTATCCTGGAACAGTTATCAAAGAGATTTAGATGAATATGATTGATGTTCCTAAGATTGATAAGGCCCAGGAGATATTGAAGGCAAGAGAGCAGATAACATTGCCACCTAAGAAGTATAGAATATCTAATGAGCAATCACCCTCACCTTACATCAATATACCTTCAAGAGCTTTAGCCGATACCAGGATACTTAACAATCCATCAGCACTCCAGGTCTTATGTGTTTTATGTTCTTATGTCTCAGGTCAATCAGGTACTGCATTCCCTTCTCAGCTTCTCCTGGCTAAAAGACTAAACCGGTCTCAGCAAGCTATATCCAGGCAAATAGTAAAGCTTATTGATTGGGGATATATAAAGAAGATACTCAATGAGAATGCATTACGTCAGAAAGGTAAAAAGACAGCTACTTATCGTATCATATATGATCCAGGTATAACTGATACTCAGCTAATAAAAACATCTACTGATCCCATTGTAGAACAGAATAAAGCAGAAGAAACATTTAAGAAGATAGAAAAGAAACAGAATAAGTTATCACCAGCACAAGATAAACTTGCTAATGATATTGCTCAAAAGTACTTGAAGGATGAGACTGAGTACTTTCCATACGATACAGTATACAATGCTATGGTCACTTATTTGTCAGGTAAACAGACTATTGATGCCTGGAATAAGATCGGTTGTGGCCTACTTTCACCCATAGAAAAAGGCTATTTAAAGGCCCAAGATATACAACGTCAGGTTGTGAATAAGAGTAAGTTATACAACACTAGAGGTTGTGCCGATACACAACACAATGATGTTGTACAGAACTATATTACTATAACTAATAATAATAATATTAAAGATAATGTTTTTGAATTGCTAAGAAGTTATTCACATGCACTAGACGATATCTGCAAGACACGAGGACAATGGCGATGGACCAAAAGAGAAGAAGCCATAGCAGAAGAGATCATACAAACTGGAGTGACGATTGATAGCTTCATGGATGAGGTAACAAAGAAGCTGAAGAAGTGTAGCCAGGATAGAACAAGACCACCATACACGATAGCTTATTTCAAAAGCATATGGCAGAACAAGGTAAGTAAACCCAAAGATACAAAGCAATTAATTAAGGGGCTAGTAAATAAAATGAATAAAAGATACGATGGTGTATAAAA